CTATTTTGCAAAAGCTTTTTGCATCTTGGCTATATTCTCCTCGCTCGGTATGTAATGCGTATAAACTCGCGTTATCATATCGATATTGCTATGCCCTACGTTTCGCGCGATAAGTGCCAGATCAAGTCCGCTAGCTACACACTGCGAAATAAACGTGTGCCTAGTCGAGTGCAGGGTTTGCACCTCAAAGCCTAGCCGCTCGCATAGCGCTTTAAATTTCCGCTGCATCGTTCGCACGTCGAGCTTAAAAATCCGCTCGCTCTCCTCGCCCCTTTTCATCGTAGCGATGAAACTCTTTAGCGGATCGAGCAAGACCGCATATCTATTTTTCCCATTTTTAGGCGTTTGACTGATTGCGCCTAGCGTATGAACGAGGGTTTTGCTTATGCTTATCGCTCGTTCGCCTATGTCCCCCCACGTAAGAGCGAGAATTTCGCCGCAGCGAGCGCCAGAGTAAAAGGCGAAATATAAGAAAGCTTTTAGCTCTCCCTCCGCCTCTTGTAGCATAGCGGCTACCTCCTGCGGGCTATATGCGCTCTTTGGTTGCACCTTTACGTGCAGGCGCGGTAAGATGCACGGATTGCGATCTATCACACCTTTTTGTATCGCTAGCGTAAAAGCGCTTTTAAACGGCGCGAAATACGCTCTTAGCGAATTATCTTTCAGCCCGCGAGCTCGTAGTTTTTTCGTCGCTATATCAAAATCTAGCGGCGAATAATCCTCGATGTTTTTATCGGGTAGCACTGCGAAAACCGCTTGTTTGTAGCTTTCATACGCCGCCTCCGTAGAAATCTTTTCTACGCCCTCGATAACTTCGTCCACGAAAGAGCTTAGTTTAAAATTCTTTCGTGGCGCGATTTTTAGCTCCGCTTGCCTCTTTACGTCGGGCAATATCTCCTCAATCGCCCGCGCCCTGTTTTCGGGGGTGTCGTCCAGCCCTAACGCCCGCCTAAAACGCCTCTTGTCTATAGTCCAGCTCGCATAGAGCCGTCCGTTTCTTGAATAAATCTTTGCCATCGCTACCCCTTCACCATTTTAAGGAGCGCGTTTTTACTCCATAGAATTTTACCGCGCTCTGCCTTATCGTTTGCTTTTTTCCAATCTACGCCCTCGCGCAACTTTCCAGAGCGGCGCATATTTTTCATCGCCATAGCATCTTTACCTATGAGCTCTCCAGCTCTTTTATCGCCCCCTATCCATTCGGGCATATAGTTTTCGATATGATAATCCCGCATCATTTCGCACATTATGGAATAAAACGTGGCGCGAAATTCCGTGCTTTGCATTACATCTCGCACGGCATCGTTTAGGCTCTTTTCCAATACTTGCGCGTTTAGCGCTACGATCGTTTTTCCCATTTCTCATCCCATCTTTTTTGTATCTCTATTATTGTTTGTGCCTCAGCTCCTGCTATGATTTCGTCCGCAGTCTGTTCCGTTTCAGAGTCAAAAAGCTCAAAAGTCTTATAGAATATCTTTACATCTCCCCTTTGCATAGGCGGGATATAGGACTCAAAAAATGCGGCAAATTCTTTCCCTACGATCTCTTTCCAAACGCGTCCGTGAGACTTGACGATTTTAAAAGCTTTCCACGAGTAAAACTCGAAATCCCCATCTGCGTCGATGTTTTGCATACTGGAGGTTATTATGGATAGATTGTCGAATGCGTTACTTCCTCGTCTGCTTCTTTGACCGGTAGCCGTCGTGAGCGTAAATGCAAATCGCGCGATTTTTTCGTCCGGATCGCGCACATATATTATTAGTGTGTCGCGCCCTTTAAAATCAGCGTATAAATAGGCACTAAAGCACGTAAGCTTGCGATAATATCCACTTCGTAATATCCAGTCTCTTTGTGCAAAATACGCTTCTAGCGAATTCATTCTTAAGCCTTTTATGTTAAAATATCTCTGCCTCTTCACAAGCCCCGCAAGGGGCTTTAATCTTTATCTTTTATCTCTAAGCGCAAAAGCCGCTCTAGCCTCTCGAGTTTCTCAAGGCTCACGTAAAAAAGCAACGGCACTATTCGCACGATCGCTTCTACGCTTTTAGTCTCGATAAACTTTCCTTTGTTTCTTTTATGAAACTGCTCTATTTGCCTTATCATCTCGCGCTCTTTTTCTCGGTCGGGGCTACTCATCGGGATCGTCCTTAAATTCGTTTTCCGATACGCCGTAAAAGACATCATCTTCTTCGTCTTTGTCCAGTGCGGCATTAAGCTCAAATGTCCTAGCGTAGGCGTTTTCTTTATAGCGGTAGTATTCCAAAGTCGAAATATCGCCGCAGTTAATGTAATTTACTTCATAAAATTTCATTTCTCATCCTTAAAATACGCCGCCATTGCTACTATCACAAGTTGGAAAATAACAAGTAGGGCTAACACGTGGATCATTCGCCAAAAAATAATGTTGTCAAAAACATACATTACCGCAATAAGAAAAATTCCTATTGCTGTCGGGACGGCACAAAGCCCAAGAAGCATATTATATAGCGTCGGACAATCGAAAGACGGGAGGGCGCGATACATTTTGATTAAAAAATTTTTCATAGTTTTTTCTCCAATCTCGCCTCTATCTTGTCGGCGTCAAATTTGTAGTATGCCATCGATAGAAAGATTGCGACCCCTAAGACAAATGCAAAATACGGCGTGAATATGGCGATCACCATAGGTAGTAGTTTGCTCTCGCACTTTTTTCGAAGCCCGTTTGGGAACAGAGCCCTCAGTATAAGAACAAGTATCGTAAACGCATAACAGTTGAACGTTACGCCCCAAAATATGAAATTTAGCATTTTATTCTCCTTTAAATTTGCGGCAATCTAAATCCGAGTGCATAAATAGGCGTAGCCGTTTCTCTTTCGTTGGGGCCGAGCACTTCTTTGCTAAGGTCGCTTTTTGTGTATCTAGCGTTTGTCATTTTCCACTCGCCATCTACATCTTGGTATTCCCAATACCAAAGGACGTCGTTGGTATTGATGAAATCATCTGGGTCTATTCCCTCTATCATAGGGGATCCGACGCGCCAAACCTCGGGATTGGCGATATCTCGTGAGCTTTTACACACTATCTCATCGCCTATTTTAAATTTAGGCTCTTTGGGTTTGATGCGGTATTTAAATTTCTCCCAATTCCAAACCGGCAATCCTGCAAATGCCCATTCATCTTCTTCGCAATTAGCCGAACACCTCTCTATCTCCTCGCCCCTCATATAGGCTTGCATAACCTCTATCTTTTCTTTTGTCGTCATTTTGTATCCTTTGAAATTTTCGCGCTTCCGTAGATACTGCCGAGGACTTCAAACCCGCCTGAGACATTTTTACATTCCTTCGTAATCGGAATATCAGGCACAATTTTCGATAAATCACGCATATAAAATCCGCAATCAAAGCAAATTTCATAAATAAGCAGATCCCATCTGACGATGTATCCAGTATAAATTTCTACGCCGTTTTTGTCTTTAAAACCGGCAAATTGCAATAATTCAATATCTTCGAAACTCGCTTCGAAACCCTCGCTAGTTTCTTTATCCCAAAGCGAAACTTCTTTGTTCGCAAAATCAATGCTTGTCACTTCATAAATTCGCTTATCCGCTTTAAAAAACGCTCTAAACTTAATTTTTCTCATCGCTTTCTCCTTCAGTTTCACTCTGCACCTCCTTTTGCTTTCTTGCCGCTTCTCTCATAGCCTCCCGCTCACGAGCCAGAAACTCTGCGCGCGCTTCCTCGCTCATCGCCAAAAGCGCCTCTAGGTTCTCGCATATCTTCTCTACTATCTTTCCGCCGCGATGCCACTTAAAGCGCAGAAAGCGCTGAAGCACATTTAAGTGCGGCGAGCCCGTGCCCTTATGCGCTATCCACGCCAGCTCATAATCACTTGTGACTAATTCGATCGCCTTGTAATAAAGCCGCTCTATCCGCTCTTTCAGTGCAGGCGTGATCGGATCGTTGTGTGGGAGGTAGTAGCGCTCCGTCTCTATCTGCAATACTCCGCCTACTTTACGAAAGCGATCCGCACGCCCGATCTTTCGGTCTTTACTAGCCTGCACGTCTATCACGCAGAGCTTTTTGCCCTCGCGCTTTGCGAATTCTCTAGCATCCATCCACATTGAATATCTGCCTTAAAATTTCTGGGTTTCGTAGTCGCTAATCTTTTCTTGCATTTTGCTAAGGCTATTTTGCAAACTCATCAGCTTCTCTCTTAGCTGCCCGTCTTTACCGAAAACATCCACTATCCCTTCAGGCGTCCAATCATTTAACTCTTCATTTAACTCGACGATAGCATTCCAAAAATTGCCGTAAGCCTCATCTACTTCATCAAGCGCATATTCTTTCGTAAACTCGACATCGATCTCATATTCCTTTTCTGCTATACGCTCATATCCGTTTTGTGCTAAAGTATCGATGATCGTATTGTTAAAATCCACGTCCGCCTGATTTTTAGCTTTCTCTAACGTGTCTGCGTAAAAAGGTTTTGATACGACTAGCTCGTCCGTTACTACTATGTTAAATTTTCTCATTTTATTCTCCTACCTCGAATTTTGTTATATCTATGTTGTAGGCTTTAAGCCATACGTCTTTATGATATGCCCTTAGTCCTCTTGGATAGTTTTTATCCTCGCAAAAAGGTCTATCTTTTCCCAGTTCCTCCGATACATCCCTTAAAAAATAGAAGTTGTAGTTTTTCTCGGATGTTTTCATATTCCCCGCGACTTTTTTAATAGTCGCGTATTCTTTGCTTTGATCCAGCTTTATCCTTAGCTTATCGGCTTCTCTTTTTGCCGCGCTTGCCGTAGCCATAGCCGTAGCTTCTCTTTTCGAGCCGATCCACGCTTTAGTAGCTAACGCATAGTCTCTTTGCTTTAGCGCGAGTTGTTTTTGCTCTACTTCGTTTGCATACGCTCTTAGCGCCGTCGGCAAATCCTGCGGGATAAAATTTTGCGTATAGCTTCCCGTTTTTCTAATGCTAGGCAATACCTCTTTATTAACAAACATTCTAAACGGCTTTGCGTTTGGCTTGGTGCTACGCATCAGCACGAAGTAAAGCTGCGGTTCTGTTATCATTGTAAAATTCTGCCTACCGCCTACGGTTTCAAAAGGGTATGAGTTTAACTCACTCCCTTCAAACTCCGATTTTATCGCCTCTGCAACTTTTGCTGGCGTTGTAAGTTCTAAAACCTTGCAAACGTCGGCTAAGCAAAAAAGCGGTTCGCCTGTCTCATCGACCGCAACTCTAATCTCAAAATTTTCGTTTTTAAAAATTTCTAGATTCATTTCGTTTCTCCTTTCGGTTGAAGTATGTTTAAAATTTTGGCTTTCATCGCATTATGATTTTTCGATAGCACGTCTAAAGCGCAGAATAGATCATAAGCGCAGTCAAGCACCTTATAGCTTACTTGCTCGTAGCAGTCGGTGTCTTTTATCTCGTAATGAGATAAAAACTCGGCAAATTTCGCCTTTGTGGGTTTAGCCATAATGTCTCCTTATCGTCAAAACATAATTTTAAATTGTTTTGACGGGAGAATTATATAACTTCAAATTGTAAATGTCAAGGGTTTCTATAATTTTAAATCGTTTTTTGTAGAATTTGTATAATTTTAAATTGTAAATTTAGTAAAGCAGCATCACTTTACTAAATCTTTTAAGATAGCTTTCAGGCTTTCTAGCTTTTCTAACTCCTTTTTTAAATTTATTGTTTCTAGGTAAAGCTCAATAGCTCTTACCAACTGCACGCTTAGCTTATCGTTAGGTTTTGATGCCATATTATTAAGCGTATCTCCGCTAAACCCTATCGCCTCGCCTAATTGCTTATACGTTAAATTTAACTCATGGCAAACGTTCTTTATGGGGTTTATATCATAAATCAGATGCCCGCAGTTAGCACACCGAAGATCATAAACATAGTCCCCGCTTCTATAACCCATTTGCCAATTTTTGCTCCCGCATTTTGGGCAAACGTTATTTTCCATAAATTCCTTTTCTAACTCTAATCTTTTTTTTATCATTTCATTACTCATTTTATCTCCTTTTTCTTATCTATCTTTTTGAATTTTCTATCTACTTTTTTAAGCTCGTTTTGCACCTCTTTTATGTGCTCGGTTCTAGCTAGCATTTCGGGGCGCACGCCATCGTTTCTAATCATTATGCCTCTTACTTCGCGCCCTACCTCGTAAGCCGTGTTTTCTAGGTTTTTTTGCCCAAAAATTTTGTTATTTTCGATCTTAGCTTTAGTTTCTTGAAGCCTGAAAAGATTTGCGGCTAATTCGCGAGCCCCCATAAAGTCGAATACCTTATCCTTTGCCGTAAGCCCCTTGATACGCAAAAGGTCTTTTAGATGCATATTATACATACCCATATAACCAGCGTCCATAAAATAAGCGTAGCATTCCACTCCGTGAGAGCTAGCCACGCCCGTTAAAGCCTTATTTGCGTCTTTGGTTTTTTCTCTTACATCTAGGCGCTCCAACTGCTCGGCTTCGATATGTCTATGCAGGGCTTCTGCAATAGTAGCGAAATATGCCTGCGCTTGCGCCACTCTAGGCTTTTTAATATCGGCATTCATAGACACTAAAAAGCAAGCGAAGCGGGATAGCTTATAATCGCTGCCCGCGGGGCTGAAATGATCTAATATGTTATAACCTATGCTAGAGCATACGGCGATAGCCTTATTCACTGCTTTGTTTAGAGATTTTACGCCGTCGTATCCTAGCATTTGCGCTAATTCGCTTGCTAACCAATACGTAGTGCCGTTTTTGTGCGAGGATAGCTCGAAAGCGTCGTTTTCCCGGTTGGATACGTCAAAAAGAGTTAGTTGCGTTTCCATTTATTGCTCCCTTTAATTAATTTTAATCAAACTGCGCTATAATTACGCTACTTCTTAAAAGAGTAGTTAAGCTTTAAAGCTAAGGTTTAGCTACTCTTTCAAGGAGATTTGCTCCCTTGCTTCTTGCAAGGCTCGGGTCCCCGGTCTTAGTGCCGGGATATTATCTTATAATCTTATCTTTTACCTTGCTTTTTATCTTTTCAAAATCAGCCTTTAATACTGAAATATTCGCATTGCTTATCACTCTTTTAGTATCAAATAGCCTAATTTGGGCTAGTAAAGCGATTTGCTTCACGCCTTGTTTGTCGGTAAATTTATGATATAGGCACCCTGCTTTTTGCGCCGTTTTCGAGCTAAGAGGCACGCCAATAAAAGCGTTTATATAGTTTTGTATGCAAATTTTGTTTAAAACTAGCACAGGGCGTTTAAATTTAGCTCCTTTGCCATAAGTTTCACTACCTAAATTTTGCCCTACGCTTAGCCAATAAACTTTGCCGTTAGCGACGTTCGTCCCTGCTTGCTCCTCTAGCTGTTTTTTAATTTCATTCCACTCATCGAATCTATACACGCACCAGCCTTTTAAAATCTTAGGCTCAATTATACAAAATTCTACTTTGATTTTAGATAACTCATTGGGATTTTTCTTCCTCTACTTCAGCGAAATATTCCGCGTCGTCTATCTCTCTGTCATATGCCGCATCCGCTCCGTAATCATCCCACCATTGCGCCTCTGCTGTGGCACGCCACTGCTCGTATGATCCGTATTCGTTTAGCCACTCTGCGTTATCCATAATTTATCCTTTAAAACGGGATCGTGTCGTTGCCGTCATCATATTTAGCGGCGGTGGGCTTTCCCGCTCTGCTTTGAGTTGCGCCGCTTTGAGCGTAGTTTTGCGCGCCGCTCCCATTAAAATTCTGCCCGCCTTGCGCTCCGCCGCCTTGATTGCTGCCTAGCATCTCTAGGCTTTCTACTTCTACTACGTGCTTGCTGCGATTTTGTCCGCTTTGATCCTGCCACTGCTCCAGCTTCAATCTGCCCTCGACGGCAAGCTTTGAGCCTTTGCGCAGGTATTGATTAGCGACCTCCGCCGTGCGCCCGAAAAACTTCAGGTCTATAAAGCAGGTTTCCTCTGCCGTTTCCCCTTGCGCGTTCTTAAATTTTCTCGTTACGGCGATACCCGAGTTCCCGATGCAATAGCCGCTCTGCGTGTATTGCAGCTCGATATCGCGGGTTAAATTTCCGATTAAAACGACTTTATTCATTTTATTTCCTTTTCAAATTCTTTTATAAATTCGGGCTCTATGCCGTTTTCGGCGCAAAGCGTCTCAATATAGGCTAGGTGCCCTAGCATATCCGCCGTGCTTAGTTGCGTGTAGCTTAGCGGCGTGCCGTCTTTCTGTCTCGGATAGTCGAAATCCAGCACCTTTAAAAGCTGCTTTAGGGTGCCCGCGCTAAGATAAAACGGGCGAATGGCGATGCGATGCTCCCTAACACATAAGTACCTAAGAGATCGCATCTGCGCCAATACTACGCCGTGCATAAAGCGGTTGAATTGCCCGCTAATTTGCAACTCGCACGCTCCAGCGCTCGCTACCCGCCTTTAAAAACTCATCGGGGATTACGGCGCCGCTTTGCTCGCAATATGCCTTATAGTCATAGCTGGGCTTAATTTCTGATTTGCAGATAGTTAGCCCGTAAGCTTTTACCTCCACGCCGCCCGCTTTTTTAATGGCGCGCTTTTTGAGCTCGTCGAGCCTATCGTCAAGCTCTTTTTTCTGCGCGCTAAGGGTTGAAATTTCATCGCTCAAGCTTAACCATTCCTCATCGGGAGCAGCCCCCGCATAGGTCGCTTCAAACTCGTTCCACGCCTTAATAAGTTTTTTGATCGCCTTTTCGTCGCGCTCTACGATAACGTGGCGGATTTGCAGATCGAAATTATCGTCTATCTTGCCGACGGCAAAAATACACTTCGCGAGGTCGCAAACGAAAAGCTGGTGTTGTATCTGCCAAAAATACTTTTCGCTAGGTTTGCCGGTGCGCTCCAAAACTTCATATTCGTTCGCGCTAAATTTAATCTCTAAAATTTCGCCGCCTATGATGTCTAGCCCGTCAAAGCTCGCGCTAAATCTCGGATCATCGTCGCTAAGTCCTACGACGGGCTGAAAATCCGCGTTTAAAAGCTTGTTGATATACTCGCGGATTTTTGGCTCATACTCTTTGCCGAGCCTCATTGCCTCGCTTTGAAAAACCTCTTTGCCGCCGTATTTGATTTCGGCTAGTTTATAGGGCTTGTTAAAGCCGCAGCCCATAACGTCGCCAGCCTCGGAGGCGTTAAATTTATCTTTTCTATACTCTAGCCACTCGGGGCTACCCTGCGCTAAATCTATAAATTTCATTACGCACCCTTTCTCACTTCTTGCGCCTTTGCGAGCTTTTGCAAAAGCTGAGCGCGCACTTTTTCAAACGGCACGAACGCTATGTCGCTTGTCTTATATGCTGCGGCTACCTTTCGCGGATCAGTGCCGCTCGCCTCGCAAAGCTGAAGCAGATCTGCCACCTGTTCCGCACTCATCGGCGCGGGGTATTCGCCTTTTTTATCGCGGGTATCCTCGTGAGTATTTGTAGCGTCGGCATCCTTGGCGTCATCTATTGCAAATAGTCCGTTTAGCGCATATTTTCTAGCATAGCTAGAAGCCGCGCCCGTGATTTGGCTTTCGTCGCTGCCTTTTTTACTTGCGGGTTCTCTAGCGTATGCGCTTACGCTTACCTCGCCGTCTTTGCCTTTTAGCGTGGCAGTCGCTTTTACGTAGATGCGGTCGGCTACGGCTATGATTTCATCGCCGATCGTTAAGACCGCCTCATATTTTTGTAGCAGCGGTTTTACCGCTTCTAAGATATCCTCGCAGCTACGATACGCATAGCCGCCAAATTTATTCATCTGCGTCTTGGGAGCCTTTAGCTCGCATTGGATTTTGTTTAGAACTTCTAACATTCCTCGTCCTTTGCATTGTAAGATTTAACAAACGCGATAAAATCGCCGATCGTCGTGTATCTATCCACTCTCATCAATGAGAGGTAAAATTTAAAATCTTTTAAACTCATTGTTTATCCTTTAAAATTTGCTTACATTTTGCGGCCGCTGTAATAACCGCACCAAAGCCGAAACCGATCAGAAAGGCTACGACAAAATTCATCTCAATATCCCAAATCTCAAATTTGAGATGACAAATTTCGTGTGCCTCTTAAATAGCTTTTTCAGAAGCTTTAGCATCGCGCTCCTCCTTCTTTCGCTCCGTAGCCCTTGCCAGTAGTGCGAGGTCTATCAGCAGATCGCCTACGCTCATTCTGCTCATCTTAGAAACTTCGCATAGATGATCCGCTACGGAGTGCAGATAATCCGAAATGCTATCCGCAAACTCCGCCGCAGCGTCTTGAAACTCTTGCTCGTCTTGATTTTTCATCGTTTTCTCCTCTACTCAACTACTGCCAAGCGGGCTTTTTCTACGTCTTTTAAGCTGAAGGCGAAGGTCATGTTTTCGTCTCCGCGATTAACGTAAAATATCATCTTGTCTTTTTTGATATCGTAGTCCTCATTTTTTGTCAAATAAACGATATTTTCAGCATCCATCCGGCTCTTAAACACGACGTTCTTTTTCGCGTCTCTTGCTACATACCTGAAAAACTTAGTTTCCATTGTTTTCTCCTTAAAAAAAATATCCATAAAAGAGCCCCCGATTTAAGGATTTTCATTTGAAAAGATACAGCAAAGATTTTTAACCGCCTAAGGAGCAAGGCGAATGGAGGCTCATTTATGGATATGGCGGCGGACGTTCGGTTTAACCGATAAAAGCCGTTGTTGCAATTTAGCGCGCCGCTTGGCACGTCCGCCATAAAGAAAGTTTGACAAGGATTTTTCTACCCCCGAACTTGTCGCTATCGGGGCTGATTGCTCGGGTATGGGATTTCGTTCTCATACGGACGCTTCCCGTAGCTTCTACCCGACGCGGGCTAGGTGTGGGGCACCTTGGTTTTGATGAGGGAATATTATCAAAAGTAATATTAAACAATGCTTAAATTTTATTATTATTGATAATATTTTTAGTAGTATAATTCGGCAATCGAGAAAAGTCTTGATTATCTCAATGAAAGGAGGTTGAAATGGCGACAAACAAGAAGCAAACGTCCAAAAAGGTTGCGTCAGAGGCATCCGAAATTTTAAAGGACGATAGGTATAGTAAGAAAAGCAAATCCGTCGCAGGAAGCGCACTTTCTCAAACAAAGCCTACGCCAAAGAAAAAGAAATAGGCTTTTGCCCTCTAATAGGGGGCAATTTATTTAAATTTGTGTTTTAATTCATTAGAGGAAGGCGATAACCGCCGTTAGATATTGTCTTTATCCTCTAGAAAGATGGCTAACCCGCTTTGATTTATCAGATCTGAAACAATTTCAATAAAGGATCATAAAATGAAAAAACTACTCGCTTTAATTTTAGCGGCTTTCTTGCTCGCGCCGTCGGTATCTTTGGGCGCTCAAAGGATCGGCGGATACGTCACCAAAAAGGGCAAATACGTAAAGCCTCATTACCGATCAAATAAAAACCGCACGCAGCGCGACAACTGGTCGAGTAAGGGCAGGAGTAATCCTTACACCGGCAAAAGAGGCACGAAAAAGCCGAAATGGTAAAATTTATGAAAAATTTAGCGATGATCTGCGCGGCCGTGCTTTTGGCTGCAGCAGCAAGGCAGATTTCATCAAATATAGGGGCTTTAAACCTTTTAGCGCTATAAAGGACAAATTTAAAAAAAGATAAAGTACAATAGGGGTTTTATTGACATATAGATGAAAATATTATAATATACTCATAAATTCACAAAAGGAAGCGATGCTGTGTTAAACTACAAAGCGGCAATTCAAGCAGTCGATTATATAGTAAAAAATGGCTCTTGCGAGGGGATTTTAAATAAATTAGCAATCTTAAAACTCTTGTTTTTCGCCGAAAGATACAGCTTGCGAAAATACGCTCAATCGATTACCGGCGATCAATTCTGGGCCATGAGACTTGGACCGGTAGCTAGCGAAACTTATAATATGATAAGTTTTAAAGATACGGTTTCGGCCGAGCATCTAAAATATACCCAAGAGATACTAAGCAAAGACGGGCTTTACGGCGTAAAATCAAACGGGGCCCTAATTATGAGAGACGATTACGATGAGCTAAGCGATACGGATATCGAGGCGCTCGATTTTTCTATAAAAGAATTCGGGCAATATAGTTCCAGTAAGCTAGTAGATATAACACACCTATACAAAGAGTGGAATAGGTTTGAAGAGAAGCTAAAGGACGAAAAATCCAGCTTTAAGATAAACATCGAGGATTTTTTCGAAAAGACGAATGAGCAAACCAAAGAGTATTCTATTATAGCAGACGATCAGGTAGAGCTAAATAAAGAATTTTATTTAGGAAACCCTTTTGATAGATAGGGATGAATTAATCGGGGCTTTAAGCGCTCCGTTAAATTTTGCTTTATATTTTGAAGAAGAGGGCTTCTTAAAACCCCATTATTATATTATATTGCCTAGCCAAAACCGAAACGAAATAATAATTTTAGCTATGATAACATCGCAGATTGAAAAGATACAAAAGCTATACAAAAATGACGAGAAGGAGCTAAACTCTCTTATCTATGTAGATGAAACACGTCTATCTTTTTTAATCAAAGGCTCGGTTATAGATTGTAACTCTCCCCGCAGGACCACTATCGATAAAATTTTAAGCCTCCCGAAATTAAAACTGATCGGAAATGCAAAAATTCCCGCCCAGCTCATAAGAGATATAGCCCAAAAAATAAGCAGCTCTAAAAAAGTAAGACCAAGCATAAAAAAGGCGATAGACTTATCAAAATTATTTGGCTAAACTCCTTTAACCTTTGCTTTGCTGGGCTTAGCATTGTGTGGGGCGTCTTTTTTTTTGTGATAAGAATTAGCTTAATGGGTTTAAAAAATATCACGTGAATTATTTTTTTTAAAATTCTTTAAAAGCCCTTTTATATATTCCCGCAAAGAAATATCTGCCATATATATATCCTCTACTAGCATTTTGTATTCGCCAACTACCGCTTCTTCGGATATACTCTTCTCATAGTAATCACTAATAATCAAAGCAAGCCTATTGACATTTATACAATTTAGTCGAATAATAGTTAAATACCCCAATGCCTCAATATTTGACGTAAGTTCCATAATATTGCCGTCATAGTCTTTTTTTAAAATTTTTGAAAAGCAGTCTTTTAAAACCGATAAGCATTCTTTTCTTTCACTATCGACCTTTTGAAACCTATCTTTGGTTAGTAAATATACAAAGTTAATAAGGGTAAAAAATATGGCTATCAAAGAGAGCCAAAACGGAGCGCTCATTGTTTATTGCTTTATTAGCGGCATAGAAAAAGCTCTAAATTTTTCTTCTAGCTTAGGGTTATCAGAGCTAAACAGCCTAACTCTCCTAAAAAATTCTTCTTCTCCTAATTGCTCATATAGCGGAGAAAAGGCCTCAGATAAAAAAGATGGGTTAAAAGAGGTTTTTATATTGCTGCCGTCTATTTCTACGATATCATATTGACCCAATAACCCCTTTAATACGTCTTCTCTAAATTCCTCCCCCGACTTCTTTCCGAGTTTTCTGTATCTAGGACCCGGAGCATCTGTAAAATTTTCAGCAAAATTATATACGATCTTATTTTCCATTATTATACTCCCACATTCAAATCCTTTATAGACCACCTAATAAACGTCCCTTGTATCTTAGACTTAAGTCGTATTATACTATCGTTTTTTGTTAAATATAGGAATTCGTCAGTGGCGACCTCTAAAGAAGCGTCTTTGCTACTGTCTCGCTTAATGGTATCTATAAAATTCTTAAATGCTATCATTCCAAAACCTCTATTATTATTTTTGTCTTTGTATCTTGACAGGTTGGATCTGCATAGCGTTCTTAACGTATTTGCTCTTCCGATACGTCTTGATAAACGATAAAGATTTTGGACAAATTTACTTCTTCCCGTCTCTAGCGATTTAAATATCCCGATGCCCGTATCATAAAAAATAAATTCAATTTCTCTTTCTTCCTCATTGTAAGCTCCCATAAACCATATCTTTTTATCTCCGTCAAAATTCACAAAGGCGTGTTCGCTAGAATTTGCCATCGCTTCAAAGATCGCGTCGAATAACTCATCTTTATTTTTCTCTAAAATTTGATCTTTACCGGTAAAAAAATCTATAATGGGATAGTGGAATTCGTTGTCTATGCTTTCGCCGTCTCGATAGTCTATTTTTAAGTATTTCTGCCCCTCTTCGATAGTTTCTTTTTGGGGATTTATGCATAGCGCATCCCAATATCCTATAGCCGCCAATCTTTGATCTATTAACTTTGGAGGCGAAACCTTGCCGTTTCTTATTAATTTTTTTCCATGAAAAATACTATTTATCCCAACGGTCATTAGAAGTATAGACGCGTTGTCTATTACGATCATTTTTCTATGATCTATTGATATTCTATGGCTATGTCTTTTGTTTCTGTAGCAGTCGAGCTCCTCTAGTGTAGAATTTAGCGTCTTGATATCTTCCGGAAAAATCATTTTTTCGGGCATATCAATTTTATGTAGCACTTTATTTTTATGATAAATATCACGCGGAGGGGCGAATGCGTGTTCTCGATCACATTTTTTATTTTTGCGCTTAAATTGCTTTCTTATTTTCCTTTTCATATTCGGGATATTCTTTTTAGAGGATGCCCTGCTAGGCCCGACAACAACCTTCATAATTATTTACCCTGTTGCGTTTTTTAAAACCTCTTAGAATTTATAAAATATGACCCGATTACGCGCCCTATTTTATCCCGCTATCGCTAAACGTCAGCCCCTTTTGAATTTCTAGCTTGATCTTGCCGCAGACCTTGCCTAATAGGGCGGAAAGCGACCAGACATTGCTCTTAATGTTATTAATTTGTCGTAGCTATAAGTTTTTCTACAGAAACGATGCCGTTTATCGTCTTTGTTTTTACGGTTAGTTTTATAGGCTCTCTCGATGCCATGCTATTAAATATAGCCTCGTAATCGATATTTTCGTCATTAATATCAAATTCCACGATCCCATAGGCTTCTGCGGTTGAGCTTTTTAATTTTGTTTTATATCCGCCGTCGTCTAACGCTTCTATGTATTTTACATAATAATAATCCGTGATAGTCTCGGTTTCGGACTGGCTTCTCGTGCTTCTTAGTATCTTTTTAGCTTTATTACTATCGACTAATATTTCCTCTTGGAATAGCGTGCTCTCGTCGCCAAGATTATCGCGTATGCCCAAGGTATAGCTATTGTTGTTCTTTACCGGCTTTAATAAAGCTTTTTGTCCGTCTTTTATAACTTCCAAATACAATGGACGACTAGAGACATACCTATCCATTCGGCTAAACCCATCAGTTATTTTTCCTATTCGCTCGGTTTCTTGACGGCTTAGCTCTTCCTCTTTTTCGTTGTCGGACTTTTTCGTAAAATATTCTATGACTTTTCTGCCTAAATACCCTACGGTCATAGCGCTAATTAAAATAAAAAATGCTATTAGCTTTTGTTCTCCGTCCATACCGTCCACCATTTTATCGATTATGCCGCCTAAATTTACGATCTCTTCGATCGTGCTTCCGCGTAAAATTTTAACATAAATTTTTAAAGAAGCCTTTTCGTCATCTGATAGCTCGCGAGGGCTATCTTGATACTTTAAAACCCTGTAGGTTTTGTAAATGAACTCCTGAAAATCTATAATAGCCTGCGCCAATTGGCTGTCTATAGTGGCATTTAGCCTACTTAAGCTATCGTTGTATCTTAGAATTATACTAAAATTTTTAACAAAACTATCTAAACCGATACACAAACTTTCATTAGTAATTTCGCCTCTTTTAAAGCTATCAAAATAAAAAAATAGATCCTCGATTGAGTTTATCTCTATCTTAATGTCGTCTTGTTTCTCCATCGTTTATCCTTTCTCAAAACCTCTTAGAATTTATAGAGTACGATCCGACTACGCGCCCTATTTTATCCCGCTATCGCTAAACGTCAGCCCCTTTTGAATTTCTAGCTTGATCTTGCCGCAGACCTTGCCTAGGATCTCGTATTCGTAGCCCTCTTTATGCGGGTATAGATCGCCGTATTTGGAGTTTAGGCTGATGAGCTTAATAGCGCCTTTCGGTAAGAACTCGACCCTTTTTACGTAAACTACGTCGCCCACGCGCACGACGTAAATGCCGCCGATCTTAATAAAATCGCCCCTAAAATTTACCATATCTACGATCGCCAAATCCCCCTCGTCATATTCGGGCTGCATGCTATCGCCTACAACCTCGAAAAGTTTTAAATTCTTGGGGTCAAGCCCTTTGATAAAAGAGCGATCCACGGCGATTTTAGTTTCTTTGTTAAACAAATCCAAATCATACGCGCCCTCGCTGCCCGCGCCGATAAGCATCTCCGATTTAGAGAGAAACACCACGTTTTTAAGACCATACTCGGCAGGTATTAGATGGGCGTATTTTTCAAAATTATTTTTCAGCTCTTTTTTGACGATCTGCCTCTTTGACGTCTCCTCGTCATCGAATAAATCTATTACGTTTTTTCCCAATATTTCCGCTATTAGCGGCAACTTTTCAAGCTCGGGTTTTGACGATTTTTTCTCTTTGCCGTTTTTGCCGATTTCGCCCGGCTGCGTTTCATAATGCGCCACAAGCCCTTGCGTTATGCCTAGCTTCTCGGCAAACTGCACCTGTGTTAGCCCCGCTTCCTGTCTGAAAGCTCTAATCTTTTGATGAATATCCATTAAAAATCCTTCTATTGAATTTTAGCAATTTTAAAATTACTAAAGATAATATCATTAAGCAGATTTTTATATTATCGATGATAATATACCGCTTATGGAACAGATAAAAATCACACAATCACAAATAGCAAAAAAGCTTGGCGTCACGCAGGGGGCAGTTTCGCTATGGTTTTTACAAATCAATACGCCAAAAGTCAAACACGCAAATGCGATGCAAAAGCATTGGGGTTTTCCTACTCAAATATGGGGCAACCCAAAGCTTTTTAGCGCTTTTATGCAGAAGAATAGCCAAAAATTCGGCTCTCTGAAAATATTACGAAAGGCTAAGAATGGTAGCGCCGAAGTATGACAATAGCAAGGCTTTCAAGCTTTCGAACCAGAACATCGCCGCTATCGTCAAAATCCAAAACAAAAAAGGGTTTAAAAACGATAGCGAGGTAGTGAGGTTTTGCATTGATTTTATGGCGGTTTTGATTGAGCGCGGGCTAGAAACGCAGGCGCTCGCGAAACTTGTAGAAAGCGTAGCGAACGAAAAATGACCGCAGACCTTGTTTTTGCCATCGGCGGGATAATCGCGCTTTGCGTAGGGATTTGGAATAACAGAAAGGATAAAAAATGCAAACGGCATCAGAAGTAGATATGCGGAACAAACAAAAGTTGGAAGCTGGACATAGGCGCTTTGATAAGCTTTTTATAAAAATATCAAAGCAAATAAGAAGCCTTGATGACAAAGACCAAGCTAAGATGATAAAGCTCATTATTGCTAGGTTTTATTATAACGAGCGACTAAGATACGAAGAGCTCAAGCTTGCTTCGATATTTTCTCGCAAATAACGTTATAGATTTCGGCTAGGTTTGCGGCGACGATTTTTGGGTCTATTTCGTCAAATCTCGCCTCGTCGTTATTTACATCGTAGGTATGATTTTTAGTGGTTGTTAGTCCTGTTTTTGAAATCACCATTTTAGTGAGTTCAAGGGCTATCTCTTTGTCTGTCATTTAAATCCTTTGTGATGAATTTCTTAGCTTGGCGGCGGAATTCTACGAAGGATTTAACTGAAAGTCAAATTTAAGGAAGCAGGATATGAGACATTCATTTAACACCGACGTAGCAGAGCGCTACGGACTTCAAGAGGCGATATTATTGGACTGGATAGTTTTTTGGCTAGTAGAAAACGAGCGCAACGAGCGTAACTTCTACGAGGGCAGATGCTGGGTTTTTAGCTCAGCGAAAGCACTTGCGGAAAAATTCCATTATTTAACCCCAAACGCCATCCAAAAAACGATAAAAAAGCTTGAGGACGCGGGGATAATCATATCGGGAAATTTCAATAAAAATAAGTTTGATCGCACGAAGTGGTATAGCATCGCAGACGAATATCGCTACTTACTTAAAGAGCATAGAAGCGACGCCGAAAATTTAAAAGAGGATGCTAAGCAAAATCCACAAAGCGAGGACGCGAGTGGAAAAAGCGAAACCGCAAGTGGATTCAGCCAATCGGCGAATGTATTCAGCCAATCGGCGAATGTATATAAATTAACAAACACACCTACAGAAGAAAATTCAAAAGAATTTCAAACGGATAGCTCGCTATCGCTCGCTAACGCGCGCACGCGAGAAGCGATCCCCGCAGATGATTTTTCACCTCCCATCCAAAATCAAGAACCCGCAAGGTCTAAAAAATTTCAAAAGCCTACGATCGAGCAGATCAAAGCCTACTGCCAAGAAGCGAACAAAAATATCGACGCAGAGGCATTTTTTGATTTCTACGAGGCCAAAGGCTGGGTAGTAGGGAGAGCTCCGATGAAAGATTGGAAAGCCGCCGTAAGGAACTGGGCGAAAAACGAAAGCGGGTTTCTGCGGCGTAAGGTCAACGAAAAAGGCGAGGAAGTAGGCTCAATGGGGCTACCGCTATCGCAAGTGAGCGAAGCGGGGCAATGGAGCATGAAAAATATGGCAAACCTCGCCGAATACTACAAATCGCAAGGGAGATGAGATGAAATTTGAGGAGTTTAGCCCCTGCTTTTCGGTTATGTGCGAATACTACGGCACAAAATTCGGAGAGGGCATAACAAGGCTGTATTTTGAAAGCCTAGAGCACTACGACATCGAGGATTTTAAAAAGGCTTGCAGAAAGATCACGACTACCCGCGTCTATCCTACAATGCCGAAAATCGCCGAATTCGTAGAGGCGATAGAGGGTAGCGTAGATGAACGAGCGGTAGAAGCTTGGGATGAAGCGATGAACGCTTGTGCCAAATACGGACCATATCGCAGCGTGAGCTTTGTGGATGAGGCTATCAATCGCGCCGTAAATCACATAGTGGGCGGCTGGGATAAGATCAACAACTGCGGACTAGACGAGCTAGTGTGGGTCAAAAAAGAGTTTCTAAGCGCATACAAAGCCTATGCCGGCAAAGAGCTAGCAAGGACGCGCCTAAGAGGAATAGCCGAGCTTTCGGGCTGCAAAAGCGAGGGGGTGCATCTCATAGGCGAGAACAAAAACGTTTCACTGCTAGAAATGGCGGCGATAGAGAGCGGCGAGAAAGCTGTAGAGCAAATTTTGCAGGACAGAGAAATGGCGAAGCTCGAAAACAAGAGCGCGCCGAAGCTCGAAAACAAACAAACGCCCGCAAACTCCGAGGGCTTTAGGAAGCTGCTTGAAAAGGCAAGGGTGAGGTCAGTATGAGACTATCCAAAGCGAAGTTTGAAGCTTTTAAAAATTTCCTAGCCTACGAACACCCCATGTGTCAAATTTGTGCCGAAGCTCCGAGCGTTGAGGCTCATCACGTGAAATTCGGACGCTATGGGGCGGACAAGGACGATAGAAAGCTGATCGCGGTATGTAGAGCCTGCCATCAGTGGTGCCACGCGCACAAGCACGAAAGCATAGAAAAATATGAGAGGATCGCCGATGAGAATTGGAAAAAATTTAATAGCGCCATTTAA